CTCGGCGACCTTGATGCGCCGCTCCGCAGTGGCGTCCGCCTCGGCGAGGCGTCCCTCCAGATCGGCGATCTTCTCCAAGTCCCTGGTCTTCTTCGACTTCTCGTAGGAGAGCATCGTCGAAATGAGCGCCTTGTACTCGTCGCGCAGCTCGCAGATGTCGCTGATCTCGTTTTCGAGTTCGCTCCGAGTCTCGCGTATGAGACGCTTCTCGATCTCCGACGCCTTCTTGGACGCGGACTCCGCCTCGTCGGAGGAGGAGTGCTTCTCGCTCCGCCCGCGCTCGACCTTCTCCTCCAGCTTCTCGTGTTCGGTCTTGCCGCCGGTCAATGCGTCCTCGTCGTCTTCCTGTATCGCGGCGAGACGCTGGCGGGCGGCGGCGATCTTGTCCATCTCGGCGGCGATCTTGTCGCTGTTCGCCTTGATCTCCCGCGCCGACTTCCCCATCCGGAACGTGATGGTGTTCCAGGCGTTCACCCAGAAGCCCGTCATGGACTGGGACTCCGCATCGAGCTCGCGGACGTTCTTCTTCAGCTCCGCGATCTCCTGCTCGATCTGGTGGACGGCCTGCGCCTTCATCGCCTCGTTGAACCGGAACTGCGCGTCGGCAGCCATCGTGATCGACTTGGAGGCGCGGTCAACGGACACCCCGAGGTCGCCGTAGCGAGCCTGGAGCTGCCCGGCGAGCTTCTCCGCCTCCGCCATCTCGGCGTTCGAGAGGTTCTCCTTCTCCGCAAGCTGCTCAAGGCGCTCCATGCGGAGCTTGTCCGTCGCCCGGAGCTGGTCGCCCTTGTCGCGGAGCTTCGACATCTCGTCGGACAGCTCCGCCGTGTGCTTCGTCGCGGAGGCCATGTACGCGCACAGCCCGACGAGCGAACCCACGATGGCGATCAGCACCCACGTTATCGGGATCGCGCAGAACGCGGTCGCCGCAGCAGAGGCGGCGAGGTAGCCCGCAGCCACCACCTTCGTCGTGGCCGCGAGGGCGACGTTCGCCGTAGCCGCAACGCCCGCCGTCAGCGCGGCCTTCGCGTTGGACAGGGTAAGCGCCCGACCGACCGCGACGAACGCCGCGTGCGCCGCCGTGGCGGCCTTTACGGCGATTGCGCCGACCGCCTGGGCGGCGGCGTGCGCCTTCGCGGAGATCGTGGCCGCGATAGTGGCCCCGTTGAGGCTCTTCAGGGCGGCAGACATCGCCGCGAACCGGCCGGCGAGGGCGGATTTCGCGGCGGCGGCCGCCTCGGCGTTCGACATCAGCACGAGACCCGCCGCTATCTGCTTCGCCCTGCTCTCAATCGGGAGGTTCAGGGCGGCGAGCAGGCGGCTCGTCCCCACCATCGCGGGGATCGCTGCGTTCCTGTAGTCCGCGAACGCCCGCGCCATGAGCGAGAACGCCCCCTGTACGACCACTCCCTTGCCCGCCAGCGCGGACGCGACGCCCGCGAACGCGCCGAACACGCCCGACAAGGCGCCGACACCCGCAGAAAGCACACGGCTCACGGTGGAAATCGTGAGCAGCGCCGCGCCCAATGCGGCAATCGAACCCGCCGTCACGGCGATTGAGGCGACAAGCCCCTTGTTCGCCTCGATCCACTTCGTGAACGAGTTGATCACGGCGGTTATCCGCTCGACCATCGGCTTGATGGTCGAGTTCAATGCCTCGCCGGTCGCGTTCATCGCGCCCTCGACCGCGCTCTTGAAGAGGCGGAACGAGCCGCCGATCCCCGCGTCCATCGCCCTTGCGGTCACGTCCGCCTGGCCGGAGACGTCCTTCAGCTTCGCGAGGAAGTCGTCCAGCTCCTTCACGTCCTTCGTGAGGGACATCCCGGACATCATCCCGCGCACGTCGAACACGTCCTTCATGAACGCGAGCCGCTCGGCGGTCGGGAGGTCCTTCGTGGCGACCGCGATGTCGCGCATCACGTCCGCCATCCTGCGGAGGTTGCCGTTCGCGTCCGTCGCCTCCACGCCGACCTCGCGCAGGGTCTTCTGCACCTTCACGTCGGCGAACTGCACGTACGCCTTGCGGAGCGCGGTGCCGGCGAGCGAACCCTTGACGCCCATGTTGGCCATGACGCCGAGGGCGGCGCACAGCTCGTCGAGCGACTCCCCGGCGGCGGCGGCCTGCGGCCCCGCCATCTTCAGCCCCTCGAAGAGGTCCGTCAGCGTCTGCGCCGAACCGTTCGCGGTGGCGGTGAGCACGTCCGAGACCTGCGTCATCTTCGACGCCTCAAGCCCGAAGATGCGCATCGAGTTCGCGGCGATGTCGGCGGACTCCGCGAGGTCCGTGCCGGTCGCCCGGCTCAAGTTGAGGACAGACGAGATCGAGGCTTCGATCTCCGACCTGTCGAATCCCATGCGTCCCAGCGCGACCATCGCGTCAGCCACCTGCTGCGCGGTGAAGGACGTCTCCCGCCCCAGCCTCTGCGCCGTTTTCGTGAGGCTCTCGAACGCCTCGCCGGTCGATCCCGTGACCGCCTGCACGAGGCGCATCCTGTCGTCGAACCCGGCAAAGGACTTCTCCGCGAGCGCGAACGGGAGCGACATCGCGCCTCCGAGCGCGAGCATCTCGCGCCCGACGGCCGCGCACGACTTCGAGAACGAGCGCAGCTGCGCCTGCGCCTCGCCGAGCGACTTGCGGAGCTTCGACGAGTCCGCCGTCACCTCGACGAACGCGCGCCCGGCCTTGATGTTCGATCCCGCTGACATTGCGCACCACTTCCTTTCACTTTCCGCTGCGGCAGAACGCCGCCTTCAGGGCCTCCTTCATCTCCTCGCCGCGAAGTATTATCTTCGGCGGCGCGGGGGCGAACGGGTTGAAGTCCGCCGGCCTGAACGGCTTTCCCTTCTTCGGGTCGCGGTTCAGGTTGGCGAGAAGCGCCATCACCGACGACGCCACGCCCCACTCGAACTTCGCCCGCCCCTCCGCCATCAGCCCCAGCTCCCTCAAGGTGAGGGGGTTGGGGTCGACTCCGCAGATTCCGGCGAGCCTCCACGCGGATTCAAGAGCGTCTTCATGCGCTCCTCGAACTCCGGGCTTTCCAGAGCCTTTTCGAGCGCCGCCGCGTTCTCCTCCTCGTACCGCCTCGCGAGACCGACCGCCTTCTTCAGTATGGCCCGCCTCGCCCCTGGGAAAAAATCCACCAGTTCGTCGAGGAACGCCCTCGTCGCCTCCGAAATGGAGTCCCCCGCGAGGGAGGAGCCGAAGTCGTCATCGGTCACCCCGGCCGTCTTCGCCTGTCCCTCGCAGAGGACCCAGAGTATGTCGCAGAGCAGGATCGGGTCGTTCGCCACGCGGTCGAGCGTGTCGGTCGCGACCGAGCCGTCCTCGCCCGCCGATATGACGTTCACGAGGTCGACCCCGAGGCGGTCGCGCACCCGCTTCATCTGGCGGACGTTCAGCTCGATCTCCCAGAGCCTGCCTGTGTTGTCCGTAAAAGTCTTCATCGCCTGTGCCTCCCTGTCCGGCTATCAGCCGCCAGCCCCGTCCTTCCACGTCGGCGCCCGCGTGACGAGCGTCGGCTTGCACGTGACCGAGACGGTCAGCGCCTCCTCCAGCGGCTCGGAGCGAGAGAACGACGTCACCACGAAGTCCGCGTCGAGGCCGTTTCCGTCGCCGTCGGACGCGAAGAGCGCGATTGCCGTGTTGTTGAAGTAGGCGTTCTTGATCGCCTTGAACCCGTTGTCGGACGTGTCCCAGACCATCTCGAACTCCAGCGACGCATCCTTGAGCGTCGCAGCCGTGATGCGCCAGCCCTCGGCGGCGCGGGTCGTGATGTCCGCCTCGCCGGTCTCCAGCGTCAGCGTCACGTCCTTGCAGTTGGACATCTCCGACGTGGCGGTCGATCCCGCCGCCCCGTGGTAGAGCTTTGCGTCCAGTCCAAGTTTGTATGCCATTTTGGTTTTTCCTTTCTGTGTGTAAGTCACTTGACCGCGTCGCGCCACAGCTTTGCGACGCGGGGCGCGGATTCCTTGAGCGCCGGCCCCATGAGGGGGCGTTTCGGGTACCGCTCCCGGCGGTACTTGCCGCCGAACTCGTGCGCGGCGGCGGACGTGCCGACGAAGTGGAAGCCGGGTCCGATGAGGACCGACCTCTCGCCGTCGTTTCCGAAGAGGATGGCCCGCCGAAGAAGCCCCTTTCGGCTGTGCGGCGGCTGTCCGGGCCGCGACGGCTTCGGGCTTGTGACGACCTTCCTCTGCGCGACGCGGCGGACGTACGCC